AAAATATATTTGTTTTTAGTAAAGTCGCCGTTGCCAGAGAACATTCTTTCATATTCTTGTGAATATAAAAATGATTTTGTGTTTTCATCAATATCAATTTTTGATTGATATATCGAAATTGGAAATAATTGTAAAACTTTTGACTCAGGCATTTGAACTCGTTGGCATAGCCATATAAAAATGAGTTAAGGTATATCGGCCATAACCCATTTCTTTTGGTTTTGTATGAAATTTAACAGGACTAACTCTGTGCAAATAACAACTAGGAAAATAAACAGACCTATTATGTTTTAATTTCACTTCATACTCTGATTCTGGAAAATCAAAATCGCCACCATCAAATAACCTAGGTTCTTTTACAAACCAAGTACATACAGTCCACAAACTCACATCATGGTGTGATTTATAATGGTCATTTTCCTCATAATAGGAAATAAGTGTGTTATCTGAATTAGAAGTTATATAACTCCTACCATAAGGCATACACTTATTAATATAATTGTGTAATTGTTTTGTTCGACCTTTGTACATAAACCTATGAATGTTTGAGTAAAGGTAACTTTCTTGTGTGTAAATTTCTGAAAGATAATGTCTATATGCTGTAGATTTAGCAACACCTTTTTCATCATGTGCAACTATCGTAGTTTCAGCTCTTTTTATTTCGTTTTTTGGTATTGAGTTATAAAATTCTAACTCTTTCCATACAGCTTTTTCTTCTTCTTCATTATAGTAATTATCAATAACAAAAAAAGGGTGAGTAGGATGTTCTACTAATTTAACTTTCCATTGTTCATTTACAATATCATATTCTTGCATTTTCAAATTCCAAAAACTAATAAATTATTTTTTCATCTTTATTTTCTTCTTCGTTTTGTTTCATGTCACTGCCATCAAACAATTTATCATTTTTACTCATTGATTCTTGACTTCTAAATGAACCTGGCATTCCTAGTAAAGGTCGGCCGTCATAAGGAATATTATATTGTCCTTCTTTTTCATTGTAGTGTAAAAACACTTGAGCATGATTATTGCCCCATAGTGGTTCTCTCCAATGTTCAACAACATCACCTCTATAAATTAACATATCACCTGGTTTCATATGAATAGGCATTCCGTCTGTGCCTTTTTCACCTGAAACAGGACCAACAAACATTGGCCAATCCCAATCTGGATATTTACTTGCGTCAACATTTGAATTATCATAACCCACACATAAGGTTGTAGAAATTTCACAACTAGGTCTGTCTTTATGCCTTTTTAATTCTGTGCCTTGTGTGTATAGTCTATGATAAGAGTAAGTAGGAATTAAATCTTTACCAGTTAACTCACACATTTTTTCAGTACCCATACTCAACAGAGCATCAAAGATAGGGTCGCCGTATTTACTAAAATCTCCTGGAGCTTGATGGTCAGTAAATGTGCCATGTATATTTTCATCAGCTTGTAAACCAGCTTCTTCAAAGTAATTTAATCTCTGTGCTTCTAATTGAATATGATGATACAATAAATTTGCCATATTTTTATCAATGTATTTGTCAATTTTTACCCAACCGTTTTCTTCAAAAAACTTTGCTGCTGGATGTACTGTTGCTGGATTTAAAGCGGGCTGACCTTTTAATAATTCAGCTGCCTTTTTCTTTTCTTCATCTGATAGTGTGTCCCAATTTACGATTAATTTATTCATTATATTTGCTCCTACTTAAATGGTTGCCCTAGTGTCCATAATACTAAAGAATACCTTGTTCCTTTTGTTACTGGTGTTACTTGATGATATATAAATGATGGAAAAATAATTATTGAACCTTGTGGTCTAATTTCTTCACACTCATGGTATCTTTTTCCTGATGAATGAGGACCAAAGTCAAATTTTAAATTACCACCTTCATATTCACCTGGCTTATTTAGATTAATTGTCATAGATAGTTTTCTAACTTTACCAATCATACCTTGGTCAGTAGAAAATCCTTTAGGATACATTCCATTTGAATCTTGAGGTGTCACACCTGGAATTGCTCTTTTATATCTTGCTGGCCAATCACCACTACCGTCAGCGTGCCAACCATAAAATTGATTTATACCATATTTTGTAAATTGAAAAGACTCACTACAAGAAAACTCGTATTTCCACCCAGCATTATCATTTGCGTCATGTAAATAAGGGTAAACTAAATCATAAAGCCATTGGTCGTTTAACCATGAAACTTCACTATCTCTAATGTAACGAGCTTTTTCTAAATCGTTTTCTGAAATACCGTGTTCAGTTATTAATTCTTGGTTAGTAATATCATTTTGAGGGTTTGCTCTAAATCCTTTTGCCTCAAGGCCTTGTTTATGATTATCGCCAACAGTTGTAGCTGATACATCTTTGCCAGTTGATTTAGCACTTTCAATCTTTGAAATTCCTAAATCAATAATTTTTTGACAATTTTCAGGACTTAAAGCTTCTTTAAAAAAATAATATGAATTTTTTAATTGCATTTTATAATCACCATTCTTTCTGTTGTATAACTATTTATCACACTACGGCAAAGTTGCCTGATACACTAATTCTTTCTTCATCTACCCAAAAAGGCGGCACATGATGAGTTAAATTTGCAGGAAACAATAAAAACAACCCCTCATACGGTGTAATAGGATAACTTGTATTATTAAAAGCATGACCCTCATTACCGTACATGAAAATTACTTTACCAGCGTCCTGAGTATTTGAAATAGCTTGATTTTCAAATATTGTTTTAGGAACTTTACAATGAATAACAAATGATAATTTACCAGTATGTGTATGTGGTGGATTATAATCGTATTTGTGTTGATAATTAATCCAAAATTTATCCAATCTTAATGTGCCATGTGTTCTTTTGTCACCGTGTATTGCCAAAAGTTGGTTAATTTGTTTTTCACCAAAATTATCAATTATTTTATCAAAAAATCTTTTGACATAATTTAAAAGATATTTTTCTGCTTTTAATTTAAATTCTTCTTTATATGCGTAACTTCCACCAAATTTCATTTGGCCAGCTAATTGAGTTCGCCAATCATCTTCTTTAATTGTTAGTTTATTACCTTCGTCTATTAAATCTTTAATAAATTTTGGGTCTAATTCTGATTGAAATATTGGAGGACCGAAAGGATAAATTAAATTATCACCAAATTCAGTTTTTAATTTAGGAGTGTTTGTAATATATTTATTATTCATTTCACCTGCCATTATATAACAATTTTAAAAAATTGTCAAGCTTTAAACTATTTAGTAGCTTTTTTAATTTGTTTAATTAACTTGTCTTTTGTAAGTCTTTTATCTAATTCAATGCCTATCTTTCGACCAAGTTTTTCTAACTCAGCCTTTGTTTTTTTCTCTAAACCTTTTAAATTAATCTCATCTTTCTTTTTTAAGATTAAAGGTTTTTTAGGAAAAATTTTAGGAAAAAAGAATTCTTTAATTTTATTAAACATAATCACCTCTATATTATTTAGTAAGAAACAACAACGATACCTTTACCGCCTGAACCTGATGGCACACCTCTATCAGCGCCACCTCCGCCACCGCCTCTATTAGCAGTACCAGATGTAGCAGGTTGAGCTACTGGATTTCCTGGAGGATTAGTTGAAGAACCTCTTCCGCCGCCGCCTTGACCGCCAGCACCACCTTGTCCTGGAGCTTGATATGCACCGCCGCCACCGCCGCCTGCATAATAAACTGGACTTGAACCGTCTGCAATTGTGTATGCTCTACCGATACCGCCGGCACCAACATTTGGACCAGCTGAGCCAGAGGTTTGACCAGCACCACCGGCACCGCCGCCGCCACCACCTTGTGGACCTGTGGAGCCGCCACCACCAGGATTTCCATGTCCGTATGTACCTGAATCACCTGGTTGATTAGGTTGAATTGCTGAACCGGCAGTTGTTCCTGGATTCGGTCCATCACCTCCGCCGCCTGAGCCGCCAGGTTTTCCGTTACCTGGTTCTGGACCTGAAGAGCCACCGCCACCGCCGCCTTTAGCAGTCAATGTACCGAATACTGAATCTTGTCC